GAAAGGGGGGAGTCTTTTATTTCTATCAGCGCAGCGTTAATTGGATTAACAAAGACTGACGCTCCTTCCTTTGTACTCAGAAAGACTGGTCCTTCGTCTAGTGCTTTAGCGAGCTCCTCTTTGGTACCACTAAAGACTATGTCATAAGTCATAATGAGATAGTTAGTATAGACGGTTAATATCATAATCAACGCTCCTTTCTATTAGATTACCTTCGTCGTCGAACATAAGACTCTTATCTGTTGGCAGCTCTGACTCATGCTCTATAGCATGGCATACTCTACACAATAGCTCTAGGTTGTCCTCTCCCAGTGTAATAGCTGGGTTATGAATATTATAGGGAGTTAGATATATTTTATGGTGTACTATTTCGCCAGGTCCATACTCGCCGTGGCAACGTTCACATATTCCGTGTTGCTTATTGTATATATAAGCTCTAGTCTTGCGCCATGCAGTAGAACGATAGAACTCTTTAGCAAAGTCTTTAGCCATAATACCACCTCAAATAAGCATTAAAAAAACACGCCTATAAAACAGACGTGTTTCTCAATTCCTAATAATTTCATTGTACCAATTATATTATATAAAAATTGCTATGTCAATTGCGGGGTTATTGCGTGGGTTATTGCATTTTGTCAATAGTTAAGTTCTTTAATAACATCATTAGGGAATAGATAAACCTTTATTTCATTGATTAAACGCTTGTTATTTCTCCATATTGTAGTAGTATCTTTTTCGAAATAATCAGCTATATCTTGCTGCGTTTTATTTTCAAAGTATTTTAATTTAATTATGTCGATATATTTATCGGACTTAAATTTCTTTAATATTCTGTCTATGCGGTTAATAATTAACTGTGTCTTTTTGATGTCAGATATTAAGCCATTTATTATATCTTCTTCGATAGTATCATAATCGCTATGACTTCCTTCTGGTATTTTAAATATGCTCTTTGATTTTCCACGTAGTCCAGTTGTTTTAATTTCCTCGATTTCTTCTTCACGGTCTTCAACTGATTTTTTCAAGTCGTTATATTTGTATAAAAGAGACTCCGTATTTTGATAAGTAGTAGCTCCTTTACGTAGTAGATTTCTCTTTGATAATTCTTCGACGATAAAACTTGTTATTTCTTTGAAGTCTATTTGTGATTTTTCTCCGTTGGCTGTTTCTGTAATTCCAGCCATAAATTAGATCCTTCCTTTCTTACTTTTTATTTTTTTTCTATTGCTTCGGCAATTCTATATAAACCAGCACATACAATTAGTGCTCCTATGAGTATACTAAGCCACATTGATTATACCTCCTTCTTGTTACTTTCAATGATAAAATCTAAAAATGTATATTTTCCTTTTTCTTCGTGATAACGCCAAGCAATTTTATTGGCTTCGTTTCTTTGATAACCAATACTCATTAAAAGTTTAACAAAACGCTTTCGTGAAATTTTCATTTTTTCAAAGTCGGGTATTTTTTCCTTAATGCTTTCCCAAGTATCAATAAATGTATGACAAAGTGTAGCTGATATATTTTTTATAGCTTCTGCAACTGGCATAAATGCTTTTGTAAAAGCGTCTGATAATTCTTTTATTGCTTGTTCTGCTTTTTCTGTATCAATTTCCACGAGACATTACCTCCAAATCAAATATACTTAATTGTTTTTCGTTTTTTCGAGGGAGTGGAGAACAATTTTCTTGTGGTCCTTTTTCGATACATTTAGGACAAAGGCATTTACCATTATAACCTTTTAAAATATCAAATTTACCACATAAATCGCATTTATCTTTAAATTTTTTCTCCGTCATTTTCTTCGTTAACTTCTAACTGTTCTAATTCCATATATTTACAAAAGCACTCCTCAGAACAAAAGCAATTTTCTTCTTCCGTATCAAAGAAATTAACTTGTAAACAATTATCTAAACATTTGTAATATGTATCTTCAATAACGGCTCCACAATTAGAGCAATTCATTTTTTTATTTTCCATAAATATTGATGTTCCTTTCTTCAAAATATTGTTTTATTAAATCTTCGTGAGTAGTATATAAAACTTCGTTTTCGTTTTGATATTCAACTATAACACTACCACCGTAAGCGTTATATACTTCGAAAGTTCTTATTCCCTTAGTAATTAAATTAGGTCCTTTAGATTTTGCTTTAGATCTTGTTACTAAAGTTGTACCGTCCCAGAATAATTTACTTCTAATAAAAGCTCCGAAGTCTTGTCTCCATTGTTTTTGATTAAAATTAACTGTAAGTGGTGTAACTTTCCACTTGCTATTATAAGCTTTACCCATTTTGTACCTCCTTTACTTTAATACATTTAGATAATATTTCTTTAAATTTTATACGATCATTTCTATAGACTTTATGGCCACAATGTGAACAAATCTGCACATCTGGACCATAAGCTGGAAAATATAAAGTATGACTACAATTACATTTAACTCTGATTTCAGATAACGCATTAGCATATTTCTGCATTTCTTTTAAGTTCACAACTAGCACCACCTTTTTAATTAACTATTTTTAATTATTTCTTTTAAAGACTTATTTTGTTGTCTTAATCTTTTATTGTCTTTTTTTAGACGTTTCATTTCTGCTGGTTCTCCCAGCTTTTCGATAAATAGATTATATAATTCGTCTTTTATTACTCCTTCAAGAGTAGAGACTTTATTTTCTAGTGTATTTATTTTTCTTTGTTTAGGAGAAATATAACCAACTATTTTATCTTTTAATTTAGCCATTTCGACACCTTCCTTAATCAAATATACCTTTTTTATATTCAACAAAATTATTAGTTATTAGATCTTCAAAATAATTTCCTTGAACTTCCATAAATGGACTCTCTCCGTATGGTGTTATAAGTTTAATTTCTCTAGTTTTTCGGCTTATAAGTATTACTAAAAATCTATCTATTGGTTTTGTATAAAATTTATCTGGGAAAACAGCAAATGAGAAACCATATTTTACATAATCTTTTTTAAATTCTTCCCATTTTTCTTTTTTTATAAAAGCTTTCATTTAACCACCTCAACACTTAATATTTTTAAAACATAATATAGTTGACCTGGTATTGCTCCCCAAGCAGGGTTACCATAATCTTTTTTTATTACACAACCAACTTTTAGAGTAGGACTATTTTTTGAGTAGCCATTTCTTAAAAGAATATAATAACCATAACCTGTACTTTCACAAAAATTTACTTTTTTATTTAAGCGACTATCATAATATGGTTTTATTTCTCGATATTCTTCTTTTTTTTCTCCACTAAGTATCATGTCAAACCATTTCTTTTTTATTGGTAATACAAGCATTTCTAGCACCTCATTTCCTATATATTGAATTTTACAAAATGACATAATTCTGTTAAATTCACTAGCCACCCTATAAAAGAGTAGTTTTACCTAGATTTTATAAGCATTTTCCCGACATCAGGAAAGTATTATTTTTTATATCAATTTACATATTTTCATTATGTAAAATTGCTATTAGTTTTTTAAAATTTCTTAATTCTATGTTTTTTTATCATAACTTCCCATAGATTATTATTTTCTATATAGTTATATATTTCCGAAAAGCAGTAAAACCAACATCTGCCGTCGTATGTATCAACAGTACAATGATAATTAACGTCTTGTTTATCTGCTGTATCACTTCTGTCGCCGTCATATTTAGAGCATCTCTTACATCTTATTTGACTATTCATTATATGATCTACAATATTCTCTTTTTGAATATTAGTTAATTTATTCATTGATTTCATACTTTCTTATTGTTACTGTCTTACTATCACTGTCAAAATTAGCAACATAATTTTTATATTTAAACTTTTCTAGTTCTTTAAATGTAATTACTAAATTATCAACATCTAATTTATTTAATATAGCCGTTATTAGTAACATATTGTTTGTAAATAAATACTTTTCTTCAAAATCTTTTATCTGCTTTTTGATTTTTGTCAATTCGTTCATAATATTTTCGTTCATAATTAACCTCCTAAATAAAAATTTTTTCGCTTGATATTTTTGTCGTCTTCTTCCCAACATATATACCTTAATGTTACTGTTTCGCTAGAGTGGTTTAACATTTCTTTTAAACCGATTAAATCTCCAGTCTGTTCGTAATACTCTCTAGCAAAATACTTACGTAATGAGTGGCAGCCTACAACATAAGACACTTTAACTTCGTCTGATAATTCTTTAATAATCTGCCAAGCTCTTTGACGCGTAATAGGTATATTAGTACCTTTACGACTTTTAAATAAATATTCTCCTTCAACAAGCTTATTTCTATTTATATAATCTTCTAAATCTTTTCTTAATGAAGGGTGGAGTTCAAAAGCTTGCTCTTTACCAGTTTTGAACTCTCTTGTATAAATACCTCCATTTTTAAAATTATCAGTTTTCAACTGTAATAGATCTTCTATACGAAAAGCTAGATTTCTACCTAGGTGTAGTATCATATAGTTACGATCCCATAAATAAACTTGTTCTTTGTTTTCTTCTTCTTCGGCTGCGTTTTTATTTTTTTTACAAATTACGATCATACTATTTAGGTCTTGCTTTTTGAAAGGTCTAACAGTTTTACGACCGAACTTGTTTCTAAACACTCTAGGCATAACATCACTCCTTATTTTTTATTTACTAAGCTTTCGGAGTTCTTTTCTAATTGAATAATAGTTTTTTCTATATCTTTTAAAGCCATATATCTACCAGCTTGTAAGCTAGCTTCTTCTGTAACTTCTTTTACCTTAATAGGTACAGTTTTTAGAATATCTTGTTGTTGTTTTACATAGTCTTTAGTAGACTGATTTATATATATAAGTTTTAATTCTCTTTGGTTATGTATTTCTATACCTTCTTTATAATCTTCTATAATATCGTCTTTAGCAGTTAAAACTTGATTAAAGGCAAGATAACATAAACCAGAGCCTAATATTAAACCTAATAATAAACAAATAATACTACTCATAATATTCCCCCTCAATTTCTCCAGTTGTTGGATCTACATTGTCATAATAAAATTGTTCATACCAAGATGTAGACTCTTGACAAGTAGTAAATAGTTCATAAGTTTCCTCGTAAGCCATTTTCATACGAGCGTACTCTTGAGATAACTTGTCATATTCTGCTTGAAGTTTTATATTTTCTTCTTTTTGCTCTGTAGCAACTTCTGTAATGTCATTAGTCATTACTGTACATATAGCACCCCAGAATAGGGAAACACATAAGAACATAAATAACATAATCATTACTAAAGCTTTAAATTCATTTGTTAGCGTATAATCAATGATGTCTTTTATTGTGTTTTTGATTTTAGTTTTCATTTCTTTTTTTCCTTTCTTTTTTTATGTTCCCATTTAAACGGCTCTAATACTTCGTCAAAATAATCGTCTTCCCACATAAGATTAAACATAGGGCTTTCCACCTTATTATTGCAGTAGTCGGAAACGGTCTGATAAGAAATGTATAATTCTTTAGCGGCTTTTCTACTTGAAGGCCAGTCTCTTATAATCTCGCCGTTTTTAACTTCTACAACTCGTTTAGATTTTGATATATAGCCAGTTCGTTTACCAAGTTCTTTTAAAGATACAACTTCTAAATTTTTATAGTAATTATCAAATTCTATTTTATTTTTATGATAGACTCTATCATTAGAAGCTAATTGCTTAATAAAAGCATTAGCAACTAATCGAGCACAGTTAAAATCTTTATCTTTAATCTTTACTAAAAATAGATTATGTTTTCTAAAAGGTTTTAAATATCTATAACCATTTTTAGGGTTTTTCTTTCTAAATCGTCCATAGCTTGATACTTGATAACGAGTATCGTATTCTATTGGCTTCCATAATTCATTAGCACTTATCATATTCTGCTAAAATAATATCTTCAAATTTTTTGCGGCACTCAACATTAAGAGGGTGCGCTATATCTGCGTAAGATCCGTCGGGCATTTTTTGACTAGGCATAGCTAGGAATAGACGGTCGTCTCCTTTAATAATTTTTATATCTTTGATAATAAATTCTTTATCAACAACTACAGAAGCAGCTCCAACTAAACGAGAGTTTTCTTCATTTATTTTTTTTACTTTAACGCTAGTTATTTCCATTTTCTGCTACCTCCTTAGTTTGACATTGAAGCTTATAGCCTTCAAGTTCCCAAATTTTATTAACTAGCTTGTCCATACATATTTCTTCTCCAATTTTCATATCGAAGTTTGCAGGATCTACGCAGCTAGAACTTTCAACAATTACAAAGTCATTAGGCAACGTAGCTTTTAAAACTGTTGTTTTATCTCCATATTGTTCAACTTTAATTAGTGTATCTTTTAAAATGTTATCTATATCTTGTTTTGTTATAGTATTTTTCATAATAATTATTCCTCCATTTTCTAATCTATATCATTATCTTCATTTAACCAGTCATAGTCGATAAGCTCTATATCTGGATCCTTCCCCCTGGACTTTAAGTCCTCAATAAGTTGTTCCCGATAATCTTCGTGTCTTTTATTCCACTCGTCGAAAGTTTCGTTTCGGTGGTTTAATCTAAATTCCGTTGACTCTTTATTAGGACATATTTGTTTTTTCATGCAGTAGAAACATGACTCCGATTTATAATCACTTCCTAAATGACAATAAAATTCTTTTGCGCGTGCGCTTTTATCACACACACTTTTTTTTATGTTTGTATCAGTTTCAGTATCAGTATCAGTTTCAGTATCAGTTTCAGTATCAGTTTCAGTATCAGTATCGGCTTTTTTCGTTTCTTGTGGGTTTTCTTCAAAACCGTTCGGTTTTTCTGGGTTTCTAGGTCGACCACCACGACGGCCATTTTCTCGATTTTTTTCACATTTTTTTATATATTTTTCTGTTTCTATATCAATGTTAGTTTTCATAAAACTAAAGGCCATATTTAGAACACGATCCTCTTTTGTATATTGAGGCAAAACACCATTTTTAACATAGTTATTTACATCTCTTATAAGCCGACCTAATTCAGCGTCTGTTAATAATTCAAAATGATTTCCATAATCGCAGTGCATTATATAACTATCTTTCATGTTTTACCTCCAATCGTCCATTTTTTGACTTTTACCCCCAAATTATGGTACAATTAGAGAGTAAATTATAAGAAAGTTTACAACTTGATTTATGAGTTCTGATCCAATTCATAAATCTTTTTTTATTTTCTTTAACATACATAATTTATTTACCTAAAGAGTATTGTCTAATATCGTAATAAGTACAAGTATAGCCATATTCCTTATCACATTGCTTAGCCAAATCTTCAAAGTCATTAACTCCTTTCTTCACTAATAAAGCAAGTATTATAAATACGCTTATTGCGCATAATATATTTAGGGTTACTTTTACCCATTTTTTAAGTCTGTATTTTTTTTTCATAATTGTTTCTCCTTTGTTTTTTTTAATTGATTTACTAGATAAATTCATTTATTGGATCTTGTTTTAAGAGCTTTATTTGTTTTTCTGTATAAAACCATTTAGAAGTATCAACGCCGCGTTTTTCAGCTTTTCTAGCTATATCATTTACGACGTCATATATTTTTATTAAATGATTTCTTTTTTCTTCTATTGTTGGAATACTCTCTATACATATCTCAATTTCTGTTTGACCTAGTGTTAAGTTTTTTATTGTGTGATAGCTTTCGTTTTTTTCCATTTCAACACCTCATTAAATTTTATGTTAGTTAGTGTCTGATGTTTCGTTTGGTGTTTGTGGCATAAAGTAATTAGCGTCTACAGTAATGTTAAATTCTTCATTTAGATAAGTAATAATATCGTAAAATTCGTCTACAGTAATCTTTACTTTTCCATTTAACTTATCAGAAAATAAAGAATCACTAACATTTAGGTATCTTGCTACTTGATTTTGGTTGATATTATGTTCTACCAAAAGTAACTTTATCTTTTTTCCTACTTCTAGTGATTTAGGGTTTGACATTTAATTTCCTCCTTCCAAGACTTCGATATTGTCGAACTCTATATACATTGTAATTCGGTATTATCGAAATGTCAATACAAAAATACTAATTTTTTCGATTTTTTCGAAATTATTTATTTACTATACATATTTTTTGTGATAAAATTTTAATGAAATGGAGGTAACTAATATGGCTTTATGTGATAATATAAGGAACTCAAGAAAAAATAAAAATATGACACAAAAAGAGCTTGCCGAGCAATTAGGCGTATCTCATAACACTATTAGCGACTGGGAAAGTGGAAATCATAAACCAGACGCAGATAGCATAATGCTTTTATGTAAAGTATTAGGAGTAGACGCTAACTATATGCTTGACTGGGAAGAAAAAAAAGCTACCAAAAATATCAAAAGTAAATTGAAAGACGCTTTAAAAGAAAATAATCTTTTTAACGGCGAAGATTTATCAGAAGAAAATTTTGATAAGCTTATGAAATTTATAGAAAAAAACAAAGAATTTATAATTGATAAAGAGGACAAATAAAAAGAGTATATCTTATTTGATATACTCAAGTAGTTTAATAAATAAACTGATGTTAATATGATCATTAAGCAGTTTTTCATATAACACATCATATTTAGTTTTCATACTAACCCCCTCCTTAGGGGTATATTATAAATTTTAATACAATATTTTACCATTTTTTACCGTTAATTGTGATTAACATTGCTCGAAATGTACGTTTTCTTGCTCGAAAGGTAAAAAAGAATAAAAAAAAGACGCCTCGCGCGCGAACACGAAGCGTTGAAATGAAAAACCCTAAAAGCTATCACACTTAAAACAAAAATAGAAGAAACAACCAACTATAATTGTATAGGCTTTTCTATACGATTATAGCATAAAATTATAAAGAAAGAAAGTGCTATAATGAATTTAGATACATTTTTACAAATAATGAACGTATCTAGGGACCTTACTGTCGACGAGATACTAGATATGTTTATAATATATTTAAGAAAATCACGTAAAGATATGGACTATTATAAAGACGAGTCTATAGAAAAGACTTTACAAAGACACGAAAAAGAATTACAAGACTTTATTGTAAGTATTTTCGGTAAGCCAATACCAGAGCATAATATTTATAGAGAGGTAGCGTCTGGAGATACTATCGAAGATCGTCCAGTAATTCAAGAAGTATTATCTTTAATAGAAGAAGATCGTGTAAAAGGAGTTGTATGTATTGAAATAGAACGTCTAGCTCGTGGTAATACTATGGACCAGGGAATAATAGCTCAAGCTTTTCAATATTCCAACACAAAGATAATAACTCCTATGAAAATATATAATTTAGATAACGAGGACGATTTATCTTATTTTGAAGACGGTTTATATCAAGCTAGAAAATATTTAAAATATACTAAACGTATATTAGCTCGTGGTAGATTAAGAAGTGTTAAAGACGGTAAATACGTTGGTTCTGTATTGCCATACGGTTATAATAAACAGAAAATACCTAACGAGAAAGGTTATGTTTTAGTAGAAAATGAGTCAGAGTCTAAAGTAGTAAAATTATTAGCTGATTTATTCTTAAACGGACTAAATACTACTTACACTGTTAAAGAAAACGAGATTATATCAGATATAGCTAAATTGTTTGGAACACATAAGAAAGATATAATCACTTGTAATTTAGATTTAAAAGTAGATCAAGAAATAAGATTAACAGTTAATAGTAAATCATTACCATATAAAATAAAAGAAAATGATACATTGGAAAGTATAGCAGCTAATTATAATATAGATATAAACAATATACATATACCTCATAACTTTTTTAAACCAGGAGAAAATATTAAGATTATATTAAATGATATGAGAGCTACTAATATAGCACACTATCTTAATTATCTTAAAATAAAACCTAGAAAGTCTAAAGAGTGGACCGCTAATATGGTTAGAAATATATTACAGGGTTACACTATATACGGCTATTTGACGTGGGACAGACGTAAAACTACTAAGACATTAGTAAATGGACATATTGTTAAGAAAAACCCTAATAATGACGATTTTACGCTTGTTAGAGGTAAACACGAAGCAATACTCGGCGAAGATATAAAACAGCAGATAGAAGCTAAATTTTTATCTAACAGACTTAAAACTGTGCCAGATAATAAAGAAATGAAAAACCCTTTATTAGGTTTAGTTGTATGTGGCTATTGTGGTAATAATATGACTAGACGTCCGTATTATTTAAGAAAAGACGCTAAACCTACCGCTAAACGTATTTACGATATAGATAAGCCTAAATTACGATTATTATTAAGGGAACATAAAGGAAATTATAGTCTTAATGACATAGCTAGGGCTCTGCACGTTTCTAAAAACTCTGTGGATCATTGGTTTAGTTCTAACGACGAAAAATTTTGTATACCACACGCTGATAAATGGGAGGATCTAAAAAAACTATTGAATATAGAAACAAACGAGTTTGATAAAGCTATAACTACAATAGAAGAAAGCATAACTCCACCACATACAGATACTTTAATGTGTAGTAGACCTAGATGTAAGTGTGTATCAAGTGAATTAGAACTTGTAGAAGATAAAATATTAAAATCTCTTAAAATAATAATGAGTGAATATAAAAACTATGTTAATAATTATGAAGAAGCAGTAAAAAAAGAAATATGTACTAATAAGGAAATGATAGAAGCAATAGATCACGAAATAGATAAAATAAAAAGCCAAATAGAAAAGGCTTGCGAATTAGTAGAGACTGGAGCATATACTCAAGATTTATTTATTAAAAGAACTAATACTTTAAATGAACAATTAGAAACATTATTAAATCAAAAAACAGAACTATCTAAGTCAAAAGATAGAACTAAAGATTTATATAGTAAAAAGAAAGCTATACCAATTTTAGAAGATGTTATAAGTAAATATTCAAAAGACATGACCGCAGAAGAAAAAAACGCTTTATTATCAACTATAATAAAACAAGTAATTTATAAGAAAGAAAAAGGCGGTCGATACTTAAAAGAAAATTTTTCTCTCAAGATTATATTGTTGTCTTTTTAACTGATAACATACTTGTAAAAATGAATTGACACAATAAGTTTATCATAAATAAAAGCCATAAGTAAAATAGAGCAAAAAAAAAGAAAGGTAACCGACAATTATGTCGGAAACCTTCTTTTTATTTTATCATTTATTTTATAGTTAATACTTGTCCTGGTTTAATTAGATTAGGGTTGCTACCAATAACAGATCTATTATCATTGTAGATTTTTTGCCAAGTAGTACCATATTTAGAAGCAATACCGCTTAATGTATCTCCACTCTTAACAGTATATGTTTTACTGTTATTTGTAGTTGTATTAGTAGTTGTTCCATTACCAGGTATTTTAATTTGTTGACCTACGTATATAAGATTAGGGTTACTTATATTATTGTAAGCAGCTAAAGTTTGATATGTAGTGCCATATTTAGAAGCAATACCACTTAATGTATCTCCAGCTTTAACTACATAAATTGTATCATTACTAGGAGCTGGTGTTGGTTGTGGTGTTGGTGTTACTGGATCTTGAGGCTTAACATCTGCGTTAGCACTAAAGCCATTTAAACCTTTTTGTTTCATAATAGCTGGGTAATCATAAAAAGCGTAGTTTTGGTCTACTGTCATACCAGCTACTTTATTAGTTCTAATACGGTTAGTTTCTCCTCCAAATTGCCATAAACCACCAGCTGGGCTACTAGGCCTAGATGTTCCCCAGTTAGCTACCCATTTATCATATTTAGTTAATTGTGATAGGTCCATATAATTTTTAAACCAATTACTATTAGCATAAATACAAACATAATAACCTTTAGCTTCTAAGTATTCACAAAAACCTTTAATAGCATTTGTTACGGCTTGTTTTCCAGCTTTAGCTTGATAATAACTATCTTCTACATCAATAGCTATAGGGTACTCAAATTGTTTTCCCTTTAAGCAGTTATTATACATATATTCAGCTTCTGCTTTTCCGTTTTCGTATGTAGTTGCTCTTGAAAACCAATAAGCACCTACACCTAAGCCATTTGCTTTAGCATTTCTATAATGATTTTCAAATTGGTTATCAACAGACTTACTAACTCCGTTACCATAACCAGTAAACCCAGCTCTTAATAAAGCAAATTTAACTCCTTCTGCTTTAGCAGTAGCTAGATTTATTCCTCCTTGATATGTACTAATATCAATACCAAAAACTTTGTCCATAATCAGACCTCCTTAATTATTAGTTATTTTTTTTAAGTTATTTCCTATGTCGTAAGCGCCACCAGCTATTAAACCACTCAATGCGATAGCAACGCTAAAATCTTTAGTTATTATGAACTCTATAATTGCTACAATAACGCCGATTAAGATATTTTGTATAGGTATTAAATGATTATTAAACCAGCTTACTTTTTTAGCAATTAAGCCACATAAAAAGGTTACTACCATAGTAACCAATACAACTATTGTTTCAAGTTCCATTTCTCACACCTCACTTTCTTACAATTTCTTCTAAGTTATCTATTCTATGATGTGCTGATTTAGTAGAAGCCTCAACAGCCGAAAGTCTTTCTCCGATCTGTTGCATTGACTTTGTAAACTCTTTATTATCAAGTCTTATCTCGTCAATATTCTTACTAATCATATCTAATTTTGTATCTAGTCTAGTAGATGTAGCCACTTCCTCTTTAGTCTCTTGTTTAGTATTTTTCTTACTATTCATATAAAAAGTGGCGTAACCAATTAAGCCACCAATTATAGTAAATACTAAACCTATAGAAATCATAGTTGAACTTTCCATTATTTAGATCCGTCGTCTTCCTCTGGAATAGTAGGAAATTCTACTTCAAAAGGAAAGTTCTTTTGTTTTGTGATGTCTCTTAATTCTTGACGATAAGCAGCCCATTGTCCGTTTAAGACATCTCCTAAAGAAGAAAATAATTCTTTGATAACACTTAATAAAGTTGTGGCCGTAATGTTATCTGGTATAGTTATACCTAATCTATCAATGAGTACGTGTTTATCACTTTCTGATAACAATTTATCTCTGATAGCTCTAATTTCAGCAGCCTTAGAAGCAATAAAACTTTGTTTAGCTAATTCCTTCCAAGTATCTAAGTTGTCGTTTATGTAATCTTCTAAATCGTCTCTACTGATTATTTTTATAGCATACTCATAATAAGTATATATTGTTTCTTCTGTACCGTCTGTAGTAGTTCTTTTAACTTCTTCTATGTCGTCAAAAAAAACAACCTCTGTTAGGTTGTCCTTAATGTCTCCAATTCTAAAGTTACCAGGTCTTATTGTGCTTTCTACTTTTTTTACTTTCATTTCTTATAACCTCCTTACACAATTTATAATTAACGTACGGTTTGATATACTTTTGTTGATAATTATACGAGTCGCAGTGTTTAAGCCACCCGCTATAACTAAGCATGGCTGCTGCGTCGTGATAGGTTATATGATCTTTCTTAGCCATTTTTTTAGCACGCCTCTTAATTCTTAAAAAGTTACTTCTTCTTAAAGTGGTATAACCTCTGTAAAAACGATAACCCAAGAAATCAAGAGGCCTAGACTCAGTCTTGAAAAGCTGCCAGTTTTCTTTAATTGTTAGCTTTTCTTTACTCAAGAAATTGTCTATTTCTATTTTGATTTTTCTTAATTCTTTTTTGTTGTTTGAAAATAATACCATATCGTCCATATAACGTACATAGTATTTTACTTTTAATTGTTCTTTTATAAAATGATCCAAATCTTGTAAATAAAAATTCGCAAACCATTGACTGGTAAAATTACCAATAGGAATACCAGACTCGCTACTATCAATAATTAAGTCTATAAGATTTAGTGTGTCTTTATCTTTTAAAACTCTACGAAATTTATTTTTCAATATTTGTTTGTCAATACTCGGGTAAAACTTCTTAACATCAAGTTTTAAGCAATATTTAGTATGTTTTCTATCTTGTACTAATATTTTTTTAATATGTCTCATACCACGCATAATACCTCTACCTTTTATAGAAGCACAACAGAACTCATACATACCTTTCATAATAATTGGCTCTAATTGAAGCATTAAAGCCCAGTGTATTACCTGGTCTGGGTAAAAGCGAGGCTTATAAATAATTCTTTCTTTTTTATTAGCACCGTCTCTTATTTTCATTTCTACATATTTATTAGGTACATAAGTTTTATTTATTAAAGCTTGTTGTACTTGCATAGCGTAATATGTAGGAGAGTCGAGTATTTTTTCAACACTCTTACGGTTGCCTTTACCTTTACTAGCTCTGTAAATAGCAGTTTCAATATTGTTTAAATCTGTGATTTTTTCATAAATGTTACCTTTTCTTTTCATAATTAAATCTAGTCCTTATAATTCTTATATTTGCCTACCGCTTTTTCGAGAAATTCTATATTTCAAGAGATAAACCTACTAGAGCAGCCTAGAACGACTAATTTTTAGCAAGCGCTAAGGAAAATGATGTGTAAGGATCTTTAATGTAAGTAGTCGAGCTCCGTTGTTGGTACTCGTAACGGCTGAGTCATTGCTACAGTTCCAATACCACAAACCACAACGCGAAAAGTCCCAAAACATACCGCCGACAAGAGCCGAAGGTATGAACAACAGAACTACACACATCAAGTCCCACATAATATAAGTGGTCGAGCTCCGTTGTTGATGTTCGAATTAGCTGAGTCGTTGTTACAATTCCAACACCACAAACCACAACGAGAAATATCAGGCCAAGCACCGCCGACAAGACTCGAAGGGTAAAACAACCGAAACGCACACACCAAGTCCCAATTATACAAGTGGTCGAGCTCCGATAGCGTCGCCATAATCAGCCGAAGCATTATTAAATGTCCAACACCACAAACCACAATAACTACCATTGAGCCAGCGACCGCCGACACGAGCGACTAACAAGAGAAAATCGAAGCTTACACATCAAGTCCCATTTTTTAAATGGCGCGTCGCCGACTTAAAGTCGGTATATAATTTAATTTATTTTATGGGAGGCTGGCCGCCCCCAAACCCCCGCTAACTAGTTTTAAGAAGTCGAGCTCCGTCGTAGATTTTCGAAGTAGCTGAGTCGATGTAACAAGCCCAACACCACAAACCACAACGAGAAACATCAGGCCAAGCACCGCCGACAAGAGCGATACGTTTCTCATTAGCACCCCAGTAATAATCTGTAGTGTATGTGCTACTACTTCCTCCAACATCAGTAGCTAACGCTACAAGAGGGTGTTTTGGATCATAACCTAAGCCTGTAACATAACTACCACTTGTAGAGTTATTTACATAACCTAGTTTTTGATAATCTCCAGTAAATACATCAGAAGCATAAGTATTAGGGTTGTAATTTATATAAGCTTGATAATTATTTATATTGATACCGTCAACAAATTGCCATACGTTACCGAATATATCTTCAACACCACGATAAATTACAGAACTTGTATCGTTTCCAGCTGCGCTACCAGACTTCATACCTAGTTTATCGCAGCCACCACTTTTAATAGCTCCTGTGTTATTAGCATTAGTAAACCCAGCTCCTAATTTTGACTGTGCGTTATAGTCTGCATATTCTACTAAATATAACATTTGTAATATAAAGTAGTGCCAGTCTAATTGTTGCCAACCAGAGCCTAAGTTTTTAGCATATTGCCTAAAATTAGCTATCGTAGTATTTACAAGTGGAGAGTAACCACTTCTACTAAATACTCCAGAACTAGATCCAGACATTGTATAACGTCCTATCATAAATTTATCACTCTTAACAAAGCCGTCTAAATTGTCCTTTGATATTAAGACATATTCGTAGCCGTCAGAGACATATCTTTTATAATAAAATTCTGGAATAATAGTTAATACTTGTCCATTACTACCAGTAAAGGAGAAATTAGCGTCTCCATAGTAAGCAACTATCTTTTTTGAAGTATTATTATAATTACAAGTAATTATATCACTCCATGGGTAAATACTGTCGAAGTTATTAACGACCGCAGTAGTTCCCACTTGAGCATTAGCTACTAAACCTACAGAGTCCTTAATTCTTTCCCAAGCAGAAGAAGACGATTTTATATTTCTTCTTACACCATATACTTTACTAATATTTACTGATTTTTTATTACCGACATTTATCATACCTATCATATTAAGACGCCTCCTCTAAATCATAATTAGATAATTCATAAGTTATAGTTATAGAAATATCTTCAATAGGTTTAACACTTGTTATAATTTTATAACCACCATTATATGAACTAATATAAGCGTCATTTAGCTTTATTTGATTATCTAAGTCTAAATGTCCAGTAACTAAGGTATCGGTCGTGATACCAGCTTTAATTATATCATATTCATACCTATTTGTGGAACTATTTAACAACCAATTACCTGGTGTAAGTGTTTTAACCTCGCTTTTTAAGCTATTACCAACTATCTCCATTATCTGGTTAGTTAGATGTCCTGCAGCGTCAGAGTCTAGTTGATTTTTTATTTGATTAAACCAAGTTGTAAAAGAAGCTTCTGTTGCAGTTATATACTCATTATATTTAGTATATAATTGATCGTATATTTCCTCTGTGTTTAATGTTTCTACAGTAGAAGCAACCACGCCACATACAGACTCCTCAAATCTTGTGTCTGTAATATTAGACTGTGTTATAGATGTTACACTAGCACCTACATATATCTCAGCTAATTTAATATCATAAATAGTTGAGGATCTAACTAAAGCTGGAGCCGAAGGGTTATCAGAGAAAGTCCCTTTGATTATTTGAGCTGATATTAACCTATTAGTTAAATCTAATCGAACAACAACATTATCAATTCTTTTTAATGTTCCGTCGGCCGTTTCTATTGTTTTAATTAGATCCCCAGTATTAGTATAACGGTAGCCTTCAATATTGGCGTCTCCTTCTTGTATTGTGATAGTCATATCATTATTTGCTATGACTTTTAACTCATTGTTGAAAATACCATTTGTAAAGTATTTTTTTAAGTGGCGAGCGAAGTCTTCTGCGTAGTAGACTCTGTCGTCGTTTATGTCGTTAAAAAAACTAAACTTTTCCATAATGTCCTTCCTTTCTTTTAATCTTCATTTTCGAACGTTTCTGCAATAGGTGTACCATAAACTGGTGTTACGTTGTGTTTTCCTTTTTCGATAACTTCTTCAACTTCTGTAATTCTTTGTTTTTGTGCTATTTCCCAAGTTTCTTTTTTAATATTAACAATATCTCCTAAGTCCCAGTATTTTCTATAATGAGTAGCGTGTACAGTAGCCTCGAAGTTTTCGGTAGGATCTGTTATTTTTTCTTGCCCTAAATTATCTAATATAGCGTTATATTCAGTAGTAGATAAATCTTTATTACTTTGACTTTTTGCGTCTACAAAAGCCTCTCTAATATCAAAGTCGTGTGTATCTGTTGTAACCTTCGTTACAGTTCTCAATATTCTAGCTGAGTCTTCGCCAGTTCCACCAACTAAAACATCAGTAATCATATTTTTACGACTATATGTATATTCTGCTGCGTCTAAGTTTGATTTATCTTCGCTAAATTCATATCTAGTATTAACTTTCTGTTCTTCTGTACGGTCTTTACCGACATAATTAACATATTTATACTTTCTATTTTTTAAATCTAAGACAATTTTAGCTCCAATATTTGAAGCTCTTGATAGTTTTTCGTGATAATCATACACATTTTTATATGTACATTGAAAATCTACTTTATCGCTAGTAATATCACTGTCTGTAATTTCTAATAAAGAAAAAGCTCTCATTGTAGTTAAGAGCTTTCTAAAACCACCTATATAGTTACCACTATAATTTATACGTGTCTTTATTATTCTTCTTTTTAATAACGATAAACCAAAACTACCATATACAGTTATAGTAACTTTGTCTCCGTCGTCCTTAAACTTCCAAGACTCTATAATTCCGAACTCGTCATTTTCTGTTAAATCACTTCTAACTATGATATTATCATAATTTAAAAGTTTAAAATTGTTTTTAGTAAGATTTAAACTAAGTTCGAACTCGCCAGCTTCAAAATATTTACGACGCCAGCGTAGAGAACTATAACTGTCTATAACACCAAGCGGCTTTAAATCACGATCATATACATTTAATGATATAGCTTCCATAATTACACCGCCTCATATTCTGGTAAAAACTCTATGGTAGTCTCTAAATTGTCCTCTCCAGAGTCTGCACCACTTCTAAATGTATTAGTTCCGCTAGGTACTTGTAAATACTTACTACCATACATTATTAGATAGTTTATGTTTTCTTCTTCGCCAGTAACGGCGTTTTTATAAATAACGTTCTTATTATCTATGTGAGTAGTGATTATTATTTGATCGCCAGCAGACATAGTTTTTTCTATCTGTATAATATCACGTGTAGTAACATTAAATAGATATGGGTTTTTAACAGTATCATTAGCTTTAAATTTGATAGTCATACCGTAATCAATTTCGGTAGTATTTTCTGTTGTTCCCATAGATGTAGTATTTTTAGTACCAAACTTGATACCTTTATTTTTGGGTATAACAAGTTTAAATTTAAAAGCTGGCGTCCAGGTAGCCATAGATAAGATAGTAGCAGCCAAAGCGGAAAATCTAGGGTTAGGACATACTAAAGATATAGAAAAGTCTCTTGTAAAACCTTTCTTTTCTGGAATAGATACTTTTTCAACAAGACAAGTTATTTTTCTTTCAATATCTCCTTCATAATAGTAAAGAGTACCTTCACTATTAAGAGGGAACATATCATATAATAATAATCTATTTTCTTGTATATTATCTGTTATAGTACCTTTGATAGTTAAATCTCTTTGACCTATACTTGTACCGTTCCAAGTAGTACCAACACCATACGCAGAACTTACACTATTAACAGTACCAACTGTTTCGTGAAAGCCGTCGCAGATACTAAGAAGAAAAGGCGGTTTATATGTAAAAGTAATCATATCTCCTTTATGATTTTTATATATTAAAGTTCTTTCCATTTAATCACGCCCTTCCATGTCTTAGATTATATTCTTGTAAAGCTTTACGAGTTTGTCTAGCAGTTTCTGCTGGAGATAGTGGCTCTGTTGAGTTTATAGTTAAGTTAAAGTTATTTGTTTCATTATTATTAACGATAGAGTTCTTATTTTCTCTATAATCTTTAGCTTCGTCAGCAGTTAATACTTGTTCTCCTTTATGTAGTAGTGCTGGCATATCGTCATAAGGCACATATTCCATACCTACACGAAGCTTTTTAATTAAAGGTATATTAAGACCTTTACCACCAACACCAGGCACCCAGTCTGGAATTTTTAATTTATTAAGACCTTTAATAAATGCGTTCATACCGTCAATTATGAAGTTAATAGGTAATTTAAAGATATTACCAATACCACTAATTATATTACTAAATATATTTTTAACATTTTGCCAAGCAGCTTTCCAATTACCAGTAAATACATTTTTAATAAAAGCTATAATATTCATAAATATATTTTTAGCAACTTTTATTTGTGATGTTATATAACTAATAGCAGTACCAAAGACACTACCAATAATATTAGCTACATAAGTAAACTGTGCTGATAACATTGGAATAATACTTTGTATAATTACATTTAATATACTTACTAAAGGCGGAAGTATTAAGTTAAGTAATTCTGTTAAAGGTTGTAATATTAACATCAATAAATCAATAAAAGGTTGTAATAATTGAAGTATAGGAGATAGTAAAGGCAATAGTGGTTGAATTAAGTTAAGTAATAAAGGTAGGATCATTTGAACTATTTGTAATATAGGTGGTAATAACATATTTATAAGTTCTATAAAGACTGGAAGTAAAGCCTCCACTATTTGCATAATAGGAGGTAGTAAAGTGCTTAATAAACTAATAAATATAGGTAAAATTGTCTCTATCAGAGTGGCGAGCATTGGTAAAGCAGTCTCTATAATAGTCTGTACCGACGGAATAATTGCATTAAATAGTTGAGTAATAACTGGCGTTAACTGATTTATCAAGCCTTCTATTAAAGGCATATTATTCATAATTAAATTCATAATAGATACAATTAAAGGCATTAAAGCATTACCTAAAGGAAGTAGTAGCATTTGTACATTACGTTTTAACCCTTCAAACATACTTCCTATATCGTCGTATTTTACTTCTTTAATCTGGTTCATAGAGTCTACTGTACCGTCGTACATTTCTCTAATTGATCCTAATTGAGTTACAACTTCTGGTCCTAAATCTTCCCACATAGTACCAAATAAATCAACACCAACGATAGACTGTTGTACTGGATCGTCCATTGCTTTAATCGCGTCTATAGTTTGATAAAAAGCCTCTTTAGCAGTATCTCCGCCAGCAGCAAACTTTTTAGCCATTGTATCGGCATTTAAGCCAAGTTTCGTAAAACCTTCTACAGTTGTTTTAGAGCCGTCTATTGCTCTTATGGAGAACTCTTTAACGGCGTCGCCGATTTTGTCTAAGTTCCAAGCTCCAGCGTCTGCACCACTTTGAAATATATTAAACATATCTTCAGCAGATAAACCTAATTTGCCAAACTGTACAGAATATTCGTTAATATTGTCAACTAATTCTCCAGAGAAATCAAGACCAGCTTGTGCACCCTGGGCCATTAAGTTATACGCTTCGTCTGCTGATATTCCGAATTGTGTCATTAAAGCTTTAGTTGCTCTTATAGACTCATTTACTTCAACACCGAAAGCGTCTCGTAACGCGAGAGCATTTTCTGTAACCGCTTTTATTTGCGAAGGATCAAACTCGTATAATTCTTGAGAAGCTAAAGCCATAGAGTTGGCTATATCTTCGAAGCTCTCTCCATAATTATTTTTGTATATATCTTCTAAGGCTTTCTGCCACTCGCCAGACTCATTTTTTGCAATACCAGTTTGTACAATAAATGAGTTCATAGCTTGATCTACATCTTTTGATGTATTTATAGCTAAACTACCGATAGCAGTAGCAGCGGTAGTTAAAGTACCACCTAAAGCAAGAGCACCTTTACCAACCTTAGAAAAAACTCCGCCTAATTTAGAGGCGAAGTTTTCTCCTTTTTTAGTAGTGCCGTCTATAGCTTTATTAGCTTTCTCATTATCTATAAAAATAGAACCATATAAACTAAATATATTAGCCAAGTTTAACACCTCCTAAACCGTAATCTTTCATAATGTCTTCTGCGCTTCGCATTTTCTTTTTTGGCTTTTGCTCTAGTTGTGGAACAAAAGTTTTTTCGTGCGATAATTTCTTAACAATTTCGTTAATTAGTTTAGGTAATTCAGTTTCTTTTTTAATACCATTATCTAAACACTCGCCCAATAAAAAAGACGGCTTGTCCTCAAACCAGTCAATACCGCCATAATGCTTATATAATATTCGTAAGACCTCCGCAGTGCCGATACTTACGCTATAGATAAAAAACTCGCAACACCTGGTAATTTACTTATTTCCTTAAATAATGCGATTATATCTTCATTTTCTGCTTTTTCTAAAGCAAGTTTTAAATCTTCTTCATATTTTTTATTTTTTTCTGTTTTAATATCTTCTGTATCTTCATCAGTAAATACTGGTTTAGAAGGGTAATAACCTTTATAATTAGCTACAAAAGCATAAACTTCTTTTTCACATTTATAAATTCTAGTAATAATCAAAGTTATAAGAGCAGCTCCTAATTTTTCTCGATCTTCTTTTTCGTCTCCAGTATTAAAATCTAAATTTTGTAATTCTTCTTTAATGTCCATTTTATCTATAATTTCACTTAATAATAGTAAATATTTTGTTTTCATTTCTTTTTTTCCTTTCTTTTTTTATTCTCCCTTTTGTTATCGCTCAAATAGAAAACAAAAAGGAGAATAATATTTTAAATTTATTCTCCAACTGTTATAGGGCAAGTTTCACTATCTTTAATTTGATATAGTCTTGAACTATCGTCTATAGTATAGTGAGGTATAATTTCAAGATTATGTTCATTTTCTGCTTTAGGAGCAGCCTTATAAGTAAATGCTCCTTCGTGTAAGCCATAATTAAATGTAAGGATCTTGTAAGTCTTATCTAACATTTGTGTAATTACATCAATAGTATCAATATATTTACTTTTATCGATAGGACCGAAATCTCCTTGTTTAATTACTTTGTTTGTATCAAGTGTCGCATTAGGTAAACCTTTTAACAATACATCTTGACTACAACATAATGACACAACCTTAATAGTAGCGTCTTCGCCGTCGATAACTTGCATACCAGCAGTTTTACCACGCTTACCGTCAAACTCTATGTCTCTTATTTCTGGTGTAATAGTCATTTCAGCACCACCACGAGTAGGTCCAAGTATTAACTCGTTAGGCTTTCCTAAGTTTAATACAACGATACCTTCGTCAATTTGAATTTTTTTAGTGTCATTTTCAGTAAATACTTTTAACATTAGTTTTCCCTCCTTTAAAATAATCTAATACTAAATGTTATTTGTTTTTTTATTAAGGTATATTCTGGATCAGATATTGGTCTTTGTTCTTCAAAGTATATAACGGCTCTTTCTTCCGAGAAGATTTTACCGTCAAGAAGTTTGATAAGTTCTTGTAACTTCTTTTCTAATTCAATACCAGTATTAGGCTCTGTAGTCCATATAAATATGTCGAAGTATACTAATTCGCCATAACGTAGGCAAGTTTTAATAGGATCACTAATTACACCATAAGGAAAATTAGCTTTTTTCGAAGCTTCTTCATAATATAGTGGAATTATTTTTTGTTCATTAACAAACTTTTGTAATGCAATAAAGAAATTATACATCTTCGATCTCCTCACTTTCTTTAATCTTTCCTCCAGCTGCTTCAATAGTTTTATTAAGTGCTGCTAAGTATTCAGCTTGTGCCTCTCTAATAGCGTCTATATTATTAAAGACACTATTACGTAAGATACTTTGTCCTCTAAGTCCTGGGTGGCTAACTGATTTACCATAGTTAATATTACCGTCGCTTAGAGTATTAGCTTTTTTAATACTAATAGTATGTGATTTAACACCGAACTCAGCCCAAGCAGGGTTAGCGTGTGATACTTGTTTACCTTTCTTTTTTGCTTGCGCTTTAGAGTAGTAACCAATTTGTAACTCTGGTTGTCCAGTATCACGATTTATTTTAGCCCAATAACCAACTTGTTTAGATAATCGGCCTGTACGTTTTTGAGTTTCAGCTTTAATAGCTTTACCAGCTACTTTAGCAGAAGCACGAAGGGCAGACTTTGAAAGCTTAACCATAGTGTTTTTAACTTCTTTTGATGTGTCTATAAATTCTATTTTATTGTTGCTCACGATTATTATTAAGCCCCGTTAATACAATTTCTGTTATCTCACTATTTACCTCGTAAGAACGTAGTATTTTGTATGTAACATCTTTGTACTTAACTTTTGTGTGCTTATCTTCGTCAAATTCTATGGTCCTTATTTCAAAACTTTTTTCTGGTTTAAAGCCAGCAGCTTGCGCCTGGTAAAATTCACTTCTTTTAACTGATATTTTATTAGCATATACTTTATTTTCTTTATAAGAGTAGTGAGGACGATTTAACTCGTCCAAACTCTCAATTTCTTCTAAAAGATATAAGACATCACTCCACATTTTTTACCACCTCGTTTACATAGTCGCTCGTTAGTGATAATTCTGTTCGTAGAGTCTCATAAGAATTACGATATTTTTCATAATTTTTATTATCTAACCCAAACTCAGCTTTTAAGTAAAGAAGTATAGCCGTTTCTATTAGACTATCTTCTTCACTTTCAGCTTTTGTAGAAGTGATACCGTTTCTTATTAAATCTTGTCTACAAGCTTTAATAAGAGTAGTAATTTCAGTATTTATAACTTCGTCGTTTTCAATAGTTATTCTAAGAAAACCACGTGCTTTTTTCATTAGCTCGTTGCTAATAGATTTATTATTTGCCATAATATCACTCCTTATCTTTAATTTTTAATTTTATTTTCCAGCTGCAGCTTTTACTAATTTAACAAAAGCTTCTCCGATAGCAGTTTTACCGTCGAATATAGCTTTACCAAGATACTTATAAGAGTTAGTATCAATATCAAAAGCACTTACGATAGTAACATCTTCTGATAAGTTACCAACATATTTTTTAAAGTTACCTAGATAAGCTTCGTGTGCTGCTACATCTTCTGACAACATAACTTCTTTACCATATACATAGTAAACACCGTCTCTTTCAGTAACGATAGAGTTTTTAGCTAAATTTTGTAAAGGCATAAAGTCATTGAATAATGTTTCATTACTCATTAAGAATTTAGCATTTTTGCTATAACCAGCTTTAAGTAAAGACATTAACTTTTGTACGTTAGCCTCAGTCAATGAAGAAGCAGCGGCAACAGTAACAGAGTTTGTATCTACCCAAGTATTAGCTTTTTCAACACCAGTAGCTTCGTCTGTACCACTACCTTTAATAATTAAAGTACAGATTTTGTCTGCTAACATTTCAGCGATCATACTAGTTAACCAGTCTTCGAAAGCGTCGTTACTCATAGTCATTACGCTATCAGATACTTGTACTTTTTTAGTTACTTCATAACCATTTAATGATACTGTAACTAAAGTGTCTCCGTCAGCACTAATAGAAGCGTTTTCAGTATGTTTAGCAGCGTCAGTTTTAACACCTTCAACGGCAAACTTAACATTTCCTTTTACATTTAATAATGTAATTTCATTTAATAAAGGTGCTTGATCCTTTAATTTCTTAATAATTTCGTTAGCAGTTTCTACTGGAATTACTGAGCCAGCGCCACTAACTGTAAAAGCTCTTTTTTCAGCTTCAGTCATTTCAGCACCTCTTAAATGTTTTAAGTAAGCGCTACGATATTCTTTATTCATATTATCTTTTCCTTTCCTTTCTTCTGTTTCTTCAATAGCTGGTACTTTTTCTACACGGTCTGGTGTTTCTTCTCCAGTTTCTAAACTACGTGCAATTTTAGCTCTTTCCTCAATAGAACTTTGTTCTTTATTTAAGCTATCTAATTCTTTGTTAATTTCGTCTAAATTAACGTCTTTTGATGTATCTTCTAAAAGTGATCTAATTTCAGCTTTTCTAGCTTCAATTTCTTTTAATCTTGTTTCGTTCATTTTATTTTCCTCCTTATCGAACTTATTAGATTTTAGATTTTGCTATACATATTTCTCTAAGTCTGGCTTGCTCCAAAGCTCTTTTTTCTTTTTCGTACTCCACCTCAAAGAAAGATCTAGCAGAAATACTTGTTGTATCATAGGCTGGTATATCAACCGCTGATACATCATATAGCTTTTTAATTCGAGTTATTGTTCTTGTATGAGTTGCTGGATCGTATTCGTCTCCGTCTTCTGCTACTACAAAAGCAAAACTCATTTTATCTATGTAGCCACCCCTTATTTCTTCTAAGGTGTTTCTACCATTATTAGTACCCC